GGACGAAGCCATTGTTCGCCGCCAGGGCGAATCTCGTCGCCGCAGCATCGCCGCCGATGTAGATCCACTCCCCTGGGATCAGTCCCCAGGTCGTGGGGTTCCCTGCCGAAAGGACGAGGCGGGGGTAGCCGGAAGCTGTGGAGATCGAAGCGACTCCCGCAGCCAGTTGCTTGCCCACCTTCTGGAGGCTCGCATTGCTTGGGGGAGCGGCTTCGTCCACCGTGTCGGTGTCCACGACAACAGTTGTCGACGTGGCGCTGGACACATGCTTCATCCCATTGTTCATGGGGTTGGAGAAGTTCGAGGCCAGGAGCAGGTCGTCTGCGGCGAAGATCCCGAGGCCCGACGCAGCGGCGTAGGTATCCGCAGCGGTCGTCACTCCGGTGATGACCACTTGTGTGCCGTTGAGGGGGAGCGTGGACGCCTTCTGCCGCAGGGCTGCGAAGAGGAATCCCTGGAGCAAGCGAGTCAGGCCCGTCTGCGTTAAATCCTGCACGAATCCTCCGGAGGCGTCCAGGTCGGTGACCACTCCCTTCTTCCGCTGACGGGTGGGATTGATCGGATTCCGGGCCATCGTCTTGAGCTGGCCTCCGAAATCGTTGTAGGAGTTTGGCTCCAGCGGGTACCAGACAGGAGTTGTCGGGAGAACTCCGATGGATGCTTCTTCGGCGAACCGAAGTCCCGTGATGTTGGAATCGACAGTGTTTCCCATGGTAGTTCCCTCCTGCGGCTAATGTAGCTCTTCGTAGCGAAATCGGGCTTGGACATTGGTTTGGTACCAGGAATCGGAGGTTCCGATTTCCCGGATCAGCACATCTTTGAACCACACCCCTGAGCTGGAATGCTGGCCCTCGTATGCCCCCTGGACGATCTGGGCGAGGGCCAAGCTCTTCCCGAGACCTCCGCCCAGGGTGAGCGGGGCAAACAGTTGAACCGTGACCAGCCCGCTTTTCGAAAACCTTCGATTCCCGGGTTCGCCCAGGGTGGCTTGCCTCCCCTCGTCATGGGCCAGGTTGTAGCGGACCCAGTACTTCTCCGGATCCGGTTCGCCTGCGGGGACGTTGGGGAAGGCCACAGGAGGCACGTAGCCGACAAGGGAGGAGACGGCAATCGTATTCCATGCCGCCCAGAACATCGCCTGGATCTCGTCCCGAGCAGTGGTTGCCGAGAGGCTCATCGGCGCACCTGCAACTCGTAAAGGATGGGGTTCCCGTCAGGGGCCACAGGGTCCGATTTGATGATTCCCCAGGAGTCCGTGCCCAGTACCAAGATGTCCCCTGGGTGCGGCACTCCGGCCAGACCGGAAGTTGGTACGAGGGCCAGCCGATCGCCGATGCGGATGTTGTCACCGTCGACCAACTGTTCAGAGAACTTGGTAAGGACCGCATAGCAGGAATAGTCCGTGGAGGACTGAGTCCCAGGTGCCCAAGGGGTCGTGGCGGGCGTGCCTGCGGCGTGGGTGCGCAGCGTGGCCGTCGCACCCTTCTTTTTGATGAGGCGTAGAGCCAGGGCGTTCGCTCTGGTGTACTCGCCCATTAGGCCCTCAGAATTCTCCCGCCACTGACCACCAGGCCCGCACGGGTCAGCTTGAGGTCTGCGGCAGGGTAGTTCGGAATCTGGAAGGTTGCGCCCGAGACAAAAGTTGTCTCTTCCTTGATCGGGCCGACAACTTCCAGCTTGGCCTGCACTGCGGCACCCGTCGCATCGCTGGTCGGGTCGGGGTTCAGGGCGGCGGTCAAAGCACGCAGCGCGTACTCCGCCTGGGAATCTTTCACCTCAACGGGGATGCCGTTCACGGGATAGTTGCTGTTGTCCCAGCAGCTCATCCGAGGCCACATCGTGGTCTGGGAGCGTCCAGTCAGTTTCTGTCCGCGAAAATTGAACCGCTGGTCCAGATAGTCCGCTGCTCGAACGAGAGCGGTTTCGATCTTCGAGTCCGTCGCCGTGTACACGTTGTCTCGTGAAGCATGGTACGCCGTGAATTCGGCGACCGTGATGTACGAGTTGGCACCGGCAATTGTTCCCGTGTCGTCTTGGACCAGCAGGCTCATCAGCAGCCCTTCTTCGAGCCTTTACCGGTCTTGGGCGCGGGCGCCTTCTTGATCTTGGCCATGGGGTTCTCCTTTCTTCGGTGAGAGGTTACTTCGTCTCGGTCTTCGCGGCCTTAGCCGATTTCGCCGCGACCTTCCGGGAGTAGTCCGGAACGGCCAGAGCGACATCCTCCCGAGTCAGGTTGCCCTGGCCGAAGAGGCGGGTGACTTCCGAGAGCGACGGAGCGCCGTCCTTGGACCAGTGCTCATCGTTCTTGGGGTCGAGCGTCTGAATCGCCTGGACCAGGCGCTTCTGCGCAGCGTCGGTCAGGCGCGGCGTGAATCCGTTCCCGTCGGGAAGTAGCCCCGAACCCCCGGCACCGGGCAAAGCATTGCCTTCGCCGTCTTCGTCTTCGCCGGATTCGTCACCTTCTTCAGATCCTCCCCCTTGGGGCTGAAGGTCGCCTGGAACTTCGTTGAGCGGGTACCACTCGATACCCTCCGGAAGGTCACGCTTGCCATAGAGGTCTCCCAGTTCGGGGTGGTCTTCGCCCACGGTGCCCCAGTTGACCTTGAGGTACTTGGCGTGGAGGGGGATCTTTTCGGGAGTGTCGACCACTCGGACGGCGCCGTGCTTGAAGTGGTAGCGAACGCTGTTCTCTCCCAAGGTTTCGGTCTTCCCGTAGTGGGGGCCGATTCCGAAGAAGTGGGCGGTGACGAAGGTTCCCATGTGATTCCCCATGTTCTGTTGTGGAAGGGGGGAGCAGGAAGTCCTGATCCCCCGGAGATCTCGTGCAACCAGTTCCGGGCGTTTCCGCCCACCTGGGACGAGATCAGTTCTTGATTCCAGGACGTGCGGCCAGGCCCTTGACGGAGAAGTTGGCCAGTCCGCAGTACCACTTCACGCGCCAGATGTGGTCGTCGGAAGTTTCCTTTTCGCCCACGTCGACCACCTGGATTCCCGAGGCCTCGGCGGCGGTGAGCCCTGCGATGCCGTGGGTCCGGGAGCCGTCGTCCAGCGTTCCGGCCAGGATCGTGGTCGTGGAGCCCGTGGTGGAGCCCGTGGTCTGGGTGATGGGGATGTAGTCGTTGCGGAAGATCGGGACGCCCCGGTAGGCCGGGACCATGGCTCCCGAAGGAAGCTCCACGACCTCGTTCACGGAGGCTCCCCCCAGAGCGCGAAGCAGCGCGTTGTACGACCGGATGGTCCGGGCGTGCATCTGGATGTAGTCGACCTCGCCGTCCTTGTCCACCACGAGATCCAACAGCTCGTCCAGGATGGTGAACGAGAGGTTGTCTCCGTCGGTGGTGGGGGTGATGGACTGGGTGGAGTCCACCAAGGTCAGAAGGCCGGTGAAGTCGTTCCCGGTGCCCGCGCCGTTGATGAGCAGGTTCTGGTACTTGCGGCCTGCGGCCTTGGCCTTGGAGGCGATCTGGGTCGCCGTCTGGTCGTTGATGCCCGACCGGGTGGCCTGGATCATGCCGTTGACTTCCGCGTCACCCAGGATGGTGGTGAGGGAGCTGGTGACCTGGGTGAAGGTGGCTGCGGCCTTGCCTGCGCCGTCGGTCAGGGTCGTGCCCACGGTGCCGGTCACGACATCGCCCAGGGCGAGTTCCCGGTTGTACGCCAGCGCGTTGCCTTCGACGGAGTCGAAGGGGAGCAGCTCGTAGAAGCGGTTGACGGTGATGATGTTTTCGATGATCCCGGCGACGAGATCATTCTGCGAGAGCTTGGCCGATTCGGCGAGCGTGACAGAAGCCATGGTATACTCCAGATGATTGGGCAGTGGAACTTGACTTTGCAGCCGTCCAGATCACCTGAAACGCCTGTCGGGATTATCCCCACAGAGGAGCCGATCACCGGCTCGCTCGAACATTCTGAACATACAACAGTTCTGGGAAAAAGAAAAGCCCCTTTTCAGGGGCTTGGAATTACGGAATTTGTCGGAGGCTATCTCTTCGTCGAATCGGCGAATCCTGCACGA